TTACAGGTAATTTAACAGTAAGTGGAACGACCACAACAATAAACACAACAAACAGCACCATATCAGATAGTTTAATAGAACTTAACAGTGGTGCCGCTAGTAACAGTAACGATTTAGGACTGATATTTGAACGTGGGTCAACAGGTGATAATGCCGCAATTATTTGGGACGAATCAGCGGACCAATTTGTACTAGGTACAACTACAGCAACTGGTGCAAGCACAGGTGACTTAACAATCACTAACGGTGATTTACAAGTAGACACAATTAAAAATAGAGAACAGCGTTATACAACTTCAAACATGATGAAGTTTAACCAGTTATATACTGGTGCGGCCGCAGGCAGTTACTTTACACAAAACGAATATCAAAAGATTGTAACAATCATTCCTAGTGGGGATTCTCAAAACTATCAAGTGTCAGGACGCATCTTGTGTCAAACTGCTAGTTCAATACAGACCATAAACTTTATTGCCGCTCTAAGATCCAATACACTTCCTGATCTAGATTGGTCAATCACCTATACAGAAGAACACAACGGTACAGCACACTTTAAACCTCAGCTATGGACAAAAGAAACTACAACAGCAGGATTTATTTTTGCTATACAAAAGATTTCCAGTGGTAGTCTATATGGAACTGTAACAGTTGATTTAGACGTTATACCTAGAGCAAGTAGCCAACTAGACAATGTTACTGTAAACACCACGCAGGACAGTGAACAAACATCAATTGACGCAGGATATACTGCAAACGATATGACTTTAGTGCAAAGCATATCAGGAAGTGCTATTGAGTTTAGCAATGCGTATACCTTTCCAACAGCAGATGGTAGTGCTAACCAAATATTGCAAACAGACGGTAGCGGCACACTAAGTTTTGTTGACAACACTGGTGCAGGTATTGGCAACGTTGTAGAAGACACCACACCACAACTTGGCGGAGATTTAGATTTAAACTCTAGTGATATTACAGGTACAGGTAATATTAATATTACAGGAACTGCTACATTATCTGGTAATCTAACAGTTGATACAAACACACTTTTTGTCAATGCTTCAAATAATAGAGTCGGTATTGGAACAGCAAGTCCAGCATACCAAGTAGAAATAGAAAACACCAGTGCAAACGCATTATTGGTGTTAGATAGAACAGACGGTGCTTCTACTTTCATTGAAGGTGGTGCCACTGATTCGGTGATTGGTTCTGTTGGATCCAACGATGTAAAAATAGCCTACAATAGTGTTCCAGTGGTCACAATTGGATCAGGTGGTGCTATTACAACATCAGGTGATGTAACAGCAGGTACTCTAACTGTATCAGGTGAATTAACAGTAGACACCGACACGCTCTATGTAGACTCTACAAATAATAGAGTAGGTATTGGGACGACTAGTCCTACTTCTTTATTACATTTAAAATCTACTGGTCCAGCAATATTAACATTAGAAGCAGATTCAGATAATGCGACTGAAACTGATAACGCTAGAATAGAATTATCTCAAGATGGTGGGGTAGTTACAGGAAGTATTGGATACGCTAATAATACAAATTCTATTGAACTATGGAATAATTATGCTGACCATTTAATTTTTGGCACTAATAACACAGAACGCATGCGTATCGACTCTTCTGGTAACGTAGGGATTGGTACGGCTAGTCCTTCTACTGAATTAGAAGTAGTTGGAACAGTAACAGCAACATTGTTTGATGGAACAGCAACATCAGCTAGGTACGCTGACTTGGCAGAGAATTATGTTGCAGACGCTCAGTACGAACCAGGTACAGTTTTAATATTTGGTGGTCAACACGAAGTAACAGCCAGCAGACAACCAGATAGCAACAAGATTGCTGGAGTAGTTTCTACAGCACCAGGTGTATTAATGAACAAAGACTGCGCAGGTGAGTTTGTTGTTGCTCTAGCATTTACTGGACGAGTGCCTACAAAAGTTAAGGGTACTATTAGCAAAGGCGACATGATGGTAAGCAGTAACATTGAAGGTGTTGCTGTAGCCAGTAACAATCCTCAAATAGGAACAGTTATAGGAAAAGCATTAGAAAACTACGATAGTGAGGAAGTTGGCGTTATTGAAGTTGTTGTAGGAAGACTCTAATGCAAAAACTGTATCGCACCGACTATGAGGGAGAGTTTGTAGTTGACGGCTTTGTCCTGCATCAAGGCAAGCGTACTGAAAACAGAATATTTGTTCCTAACACTTTAGTTAATAATGCGCATACAAAAAATGCAGTAATTATAGGGAACGGAACTAGTAGAAAATCTCTTAATGTTAAAAAGGTAGAACAACATGCAGGCGGACACCTTGGGAAAAGAAGGTTACAAAGTTATGGGTGTAATGCTTTGTATAGAGATATGAGTCCAGACTTCCTTGTTTGTATTAATCCTTTCTTAATAAATGAGATAGTAAAGTCTGGCTACGCTGACAAACATATAGTAATGTCCAACGCAAGTAACGTAAAAACACATCCTGGCGTATTACATTTATTCCCTTACGGACACACTTGGTGTGCAGGTGCTTTAGCAACTTGGTTAGCCTGTTTCGATGGACACCAAAAAATTTATCTACTTGGATTCGATAATCAAAACGAGCATAGTAATAATAATGTCTATGCAGGCACAGCACATTACGCTACAGCAGACACGCCTGCAAGAAGTCAAAAATGGGAAGGTCAAATGAAGCGAATATTCGATGCTTATGATGATGTAGACTTTGCTTGGGTTGCAGGTGGCATATCGAGATTTCCTGAAGAGTGGAATTATTGTTTAAACTTGCGTCAGATAACAATACACGATTTTGTATTAGAAGCAGACTTATAATACCTTATTCATAGTATCTAATTTATCTTTGACCACATCAAAGTTAAATGTTTTCCAAACGCCGGGATGTAAAGGTTTGGGATGATCTTCTATGTAAACCCAACAATACCCTTTATGTTCTTCGTTTAATGTAGGAGTGAACTCTCGATCTACCGTTAGTAGTACGGTGTGGTATACAAACTTTTTATCTTCACTTGTGAATGTCTCGATAGGTATAAACTTTTGATAGATTAGCGGACTGCCTAATTCTTCTTCACATTCACGTTCTAGTGCTTCTACAGTGGACTCACCGTTCTCAAATTTGCCACCAGGAAGTCCCCAAGTGTTGCCGTAACTACACTTGTCTCTTAACAAAAATAAGTACCTGCCGGTTTTAATTGATCTTATTAATGCACCACAACTGTTTATAATGCGAGGCTCCAATAGCCCTCCTTGTATTGACCTTCATAAGACCTAACCCAAGCAGAGCCGGTCCATTTAAATTGATAATTTGTGTTTAAGTTGCTGACATAGTGTGTGCCTGCTTCCGTACTGGCATCAAAACTAACACGCCACATGTCTCCATCGTATTCGATAATGTCGTTTCTGTCTGCTATGAGATCATCTGTGCTAGAATCTGGTAGCAAACCTTTCCAAGCATCGGCACCGTCTACATTATTTGAGTTGCCAATTGGATTAGTTAATAAGTATCTTGTTCCTGCTGTAGGCGTACTTAGCCCGCTATTAGGACCTACTCTGTCAGGGTCTATAATAGCGTTAACAGGGCGTATGTCGTTTGTAGGTATGGTGTCTTGATCTATTGTAACAAGTAACAAACTCTCGTCTGTGGGGTGTAATGCTACAGTGCCTACAACTTCGGTGCCATCTTCGTCGGTTTCGAACCTAATTTGACTAACTCCGGGCCTTATTTCCCCAAAAAGATTAATGAAACTAGGCCAATCTGTCCTAGTGCCTACTTTAGTTACAGTAGTATCTCCTATGTTACTTGTAGACTCTGCGATAGTGTCTTCTAATTTAAGTAGTTGTGCCTGACCATTCAAATACAGTACACCATAGTTTTGTGGACTTATTCTTTTACGTTGTATTAAGTTGCCTACGTCTTGGAATAAGCTCTGATCAAACTCACCTTGCATATCCCATATACCAGTAACTATTCTTTCGATAACACCTAATTTCTTAACCTTAGCAGGTGCGCTGATAAAGATAGGTATTTCAAATGTAAGTGTAGCAAAGTCTATTGCTTCATCTATGCCTTGCGGTATAGGTCTGCTAGTCCACTGTACATCTATTAAGTTAACTGTACTTAAACTTGTCCAGTCAACATAGTTGTCTGTACTTTGTATTTCTAGACTAGGGTTAAACAACACCAGCATTTGTTCTAGTAGTTGTAGTTTTTGTTCTGTGTTACTTGTCCATATATCTGCTTTGAGTGTTAACTTATAAGGCACTGGCATCATACGTTCGATAGTAAATGCATCACCTTGTACGTTTAAGTAACTGTCGGTGTCTGGATCGTACTTACGTTCTCTTACACCAATCTTACTAATAAAGTTAGGCTCTTGCATGCGTGGTCGGTCATACTGTAATCCGTTAATGTAACAACTAATCATTGGCACATTAGCCATAGTGTTTTCGCTATTACCACGTAGTATTTGTGCGCCTTGTCTGTTCACGTCACCATAACGCACAGGCACACGTTGTAGTACTCTAGTTCCATCTTCATCTTTACCAAATTGTACTTCGAAGTTTGATAAGACCCTTATGAATTGTAGTAAGAATCTACGTATCTGTTCATCGTAAAAAAATGTTTGAGCCATTATTCGTTATCTGCCTTTGCTGTAAGTACATCGCTGAGGCCTTGACGCTCATCATAAGTCTTGCCGTCAACAGTTGTATATGTATTAGTGTTATTAACAAATCCACTGCGTTGTGTCTGATTACTTGCACCAGGTGTAAGACTTGTTCTAACATCGTCTTCGACTTTGACCCAACGTGTTCCATCGTATCTAAATAAGCGATTTGGCTTGTAATCTAAACGTAGTGCAAAGTCTCCCTGTACAGGATTTGTTGGGAACGTAGTACCTGAACTTACTGGGAAGCCATTTGGTGCTAGACCATCGCCAACCAAGTAACCTTGTTGATCACGTCTCGGTGTAACACGAGTTAGGTCTGCGCTATTGATAGCATCGTCGCCTACTAGGCTTGTATCATCAGTAGTTTTACCTTTAGGATTAAGTGCCTCGCCATTTTCATCGGTGGGAACAACGTAGAACCTACTTGTATCGTAACCAGATTCAGGAACTTCTGCTTCTGCCTGTGCAATGATAGCATCGTTGACTTCAATGTTCTTGTTGTATTGACTTAGTAAGTCTGCAAGACTTGTATCAGTACCTTCTGGATTATACTCCTCATCAGTACTTGCATTGATCTTGTTAATAATATCTTTGTATTCTTGACTGTCTACAAGCGGTGTTACTTTACAACGCCATAAGTGACTCCACCAACTAGCACTAAAACCTTGTGCGTCTCTAGTTGCATCTTGTACAACGTAATAACGTTTTAGTGTTGCAGGTAGATCCTCGTCAAGTGGGTGATAATCTACTAAGTTTTGAAACTCTAGGACGTCGCCGTTCATAATCTTACGTCCTAGTATATTAATCATTTCGTTGTAGTGGAATGTAATGAATACTGTATCACTAGCGTTCATTAAACCAAACTGTGTAAGATCAAAGTCCTGACTTGCAGGAGTATACACACCACGCATATTATAAATGCTGGTATCATACTTGCGGTCTCTGTTCTCTAGGAATAGGAAGTCCTGAATGTTCTTTTCACTTTGATTTGTGTAGTTAGGTTTTGTTGCGTCTGCTAGGTCACCTGTCTCTCCACTAGCCGCATTTGGACCCAAATATTTGTGTACATTGATACCCACACCGCCCACAGTAAACATTTCATTTATGTTTTGGTCGAAAAATTTGTAGTCTGCGGTATGCTTACCGTCTTTCCATAAACTTAGTCTGGGCACTATTTTAGTCCTTATTGCTATATTTATGTAATTGACAACTGGGCGGAGTGGTTGTATAATTACTATAACTAATTGTTATAGAGGGATTATTATGGCAACTAAATTAAAAGCACCTAAGATTGTAGATACAAAATGGACACCCGAGCAATTTACAAATATGTCAGAATCTGACCGTAGATTGACAAAAATTAAGGCGTTCAATCAGATAAACTACGATTACAGCGTCAAAGATTTAAAACCTGATGTCGTTAAATGGATGCAGTCCACTGGTAATTATACGTCGGAGCAAATAAAAACGTTTACTGCGGCACCAGATAATTTTGTATCAGCGGCAACTGCACATCTAGCACGAATGTGGAAAAACGGTTGGCTACTTGACGACCACGAAACAGGCTACATGAAGAAAACTATTGCTGAATATATTCGACAGTTTAGCGATGTCAAGGTAAACACTGTAACAGATGAAAAGAAATCTAGTGTGCCTGAACTTACTATTCAGGACAGAATTAAGATTAAGATCAACGAGCATATAGGATACTTTGAGGAGTTACAGGACGAGTTACGTGATAAGACTAAACTGGACCCTAAAGCATTCGCATATTTTAAGAAAGAGAACGTGCCGCAGAATATGCTCAAAGGCATTGCACAACCATTTATTGAACGTTTGGCAGAATGGCAGGAGGCCAAAGCAGGCACAGACGAGGATCTTAAGGAAGGTTACAGTCACTGGCAAGCCAAGGACTTCAAAAAGTACTTTGCATTTGTGGAAGCCATACTTGCAGATATAGACGCCTATGCTAAAACTAAAAAGGCTGTTAAGGTTGCTAGAGTTAAGAAAGCACCTAACAAGCAAAAACAAGTTGCTAAAATGAAATTTGCTAAGGATAACACAACCTATAAAATTGCAAGTGTGGACCCTGTAACTGTTATAGGTGCTACTGAGTTGTATGTGTTTAATGTTAAAACACGTAAATTAGGCAAGTATGTTGCTGACAGTCATATTGGTGTACTGGGTGTTAAAGGTACAACAATAGTTGGATACGATACTAACTTAAGTACTCAAAAGACACTACGTAAGCCCGAGAGACAACTGCCAGACTTTATGGGTAGTAATAAAGTAAACAAGCGCAAGTTCTTACAGGGCATCAAGAGTGTGGAAATTGCACTTAATGGGAGGATCAATTCAGACACAATTCTGTTGCATGTACAATAAATACATGTAACAGGATTTTAAGATGGCCACACTCATAGAAAAAAGACAAGAAATAGAGAACTATATTAACCTTAGACTAGGTGGTCAAATGGTTGATGTAGAACTAGACAAAGAACACTACGACTTAGCAATTAACAATGCTCTTATACGTTTTAGACAACGTGCTGATAACTCACAAGAAGAGAGTTATTCATTTTTAAGTTTAAACAAAGAGCAACAGGAATATATTCTTCCTAGTGAAGTGCAAGAAGTACGTCAAGTGTTTAGGCGTGGCATTGGTAGCGTAACAGGTACCACTGCTAGTCAGTTTGAACCTTTTGCTAGCGGTTACTTAAACACCTATATGCTAGTTGCTGGTAGAGTAGGCGGCTTATTAAACTATGAACTGTTTACACAATATCAAGAACTAGCGATGCGTATGTTTGGTGGCTTTATCAATTATACATTCGACAGAAGTACTAAGAAACTTACTATTGTACGTAAGATTCCACAAGATGGCGAAGATGTTTTATTGTGGACATACAACTATAAGCCTGACGTTACTATGCTTAACGATCACATGATTTTCCCGTGGGTACAAAATTATGCCCTAGCAATGGCAAAACACATGTTAGGCGAAGCAAGAGAAAAGTTTGCACAAATCGCAGGACCACAAGGCGGAACAAGTCTAAACGGTGCTAGTTTAAAAGGCGAAGCAAACGCAGAAATGGAAAAACTTGAGTCAGAAATACAAAACTACTACGCTGGCAATCAGCCAATGTGGTGGGTTCAAGGCTAGACTTCAAAGACATTTTAGTTTATAATAACTAGATGCAAAAGCAAATTATAGGCATCGTAGGACTTATCGGGTCTGGAAAAGACACGATTGCAGATTACTTGGTAAATTTTCATGGTTACAGACGTGACAGTTTTGCTAACACACTTAAAGATGCTGTTAGCACAATATTTGGTTGGGATAGAGATCTTGTTGAAGGACGCACGACAATGGCTCGTCAATGGCGTGAACAAGTTGACGAATGGTGGTCGCAAAGACTAGGTATACCTAACCTTACTCCTCGATATGTTCTACAACAGTGGGGCACTGAAGTTGTTCGTAAAAGTTTTCACGACGACACTTGGATTGCTAGTTTAGAGTATAAACTTAAAAATAGTAACGATAATTCAGTAATCACAGACTGCAGATTCCCAAATGAAATTAAAATGATTAAAGGGATTTCCGGTAAGGTATTTAGAGTGCAACGAGGACAAGACCCTGAATGGTACCAATGCGCTGTTGAAGCAAATAAAGGTGACAAAGAAGCACTAGACTTGATGCAAAATTATTACAAAGTTCATGTCAGCGAATGGGCATGGGCTGGAGCAGACTTTGATGCTACTATTCATAATAATGGTAGTATTGACGAACTTTATGAAGTAATCAGAAGTCTGGCAATACTTCACTAGGACGCCAACCTAGTTTCATATCACTTACTTCAACACCACAGTTTAGACATACACTAACAAGATTACTTTTGTTATTGTTGCCTAAATCTCCATCCACATGCCAGACCATGATTTGTGCTTTGGTCTTCGGTTTGAATCCACACTTTTCGCACTGGCTTTTCTTTTTGTAGCCTGCTTTGTGCCAAGCGGGTATTTTTGCTGGCTCTTTTTTGTTGCGTCTAATACAGGTGTCACACCTTGTACGATAGTAAGTTTTACCATTTTTCTTATAGTTTACAGCCACTTGATTCTTATTACAAGCGGGACATATTCTACGTTGCATATACATATTTAATAGATACCTTTAAAAGGGCAACTAACAAGGACCATTTTACGTATTATCAATAAATACTACTAATTAACTTATTGAGGATTACTACGATGGCATTAATTTCACCTGGAGTAGAAGTAACAGTTACCGACGAGAGTAACTATGCGCCAAATGCGTTAGGAACCATTCCTTTAATCGTATTGGCAACAGCACAGGACAAATTAAATCCTTCTGGTACTACAGCAACAGCAACTACAGCCGCTAACGCAGGCAAGTTAGTAGCCGCTACAAGTCAGAGGGAATTAACAAGCCTATTTGGTACTCCTACATTCTATAAGACAAGTTCAGGTACACCAATTCATGGTTACGATATCAATGAATATGGACTAATGGCGGCTTATAGTTTATTAGGTGTATCCAATAGAGTTTACATGATTAGAGCAAACGTTAACACAGCAGAGTTAGTTGGAACTACAGTTCGTCCTACTGGTAGCCCATCTAACGGAACTTACTGGTTAGATTTAACAGATAGTTTATGGGGTATTTTTGAATGGAACTCAGCAACACAAACATTCACAAATAAAGTACCTAGAATTATTACTAGCACATCTGACTTAACAGGCGGTGTACCAAAAGCAAGTCTTGGTAATATCGGCGATTATGCTGTGGTAACAACAAACACAAACAACCCAATATACCTTAAGAAATATAACAATACTTGGGTATTAGTTGGAAGTACAGGTTGGATGACCGCTAGCCCAACAGTTAGTGCTACAGAATCTAGCCCAACAATGACAGCGACAGATGCTATTATTATTAACGGTTCAACAGTTACATTAACTGGTACAACTGTTGATAGCGTTGTAAGTGATATCACTACAGCGGCAATCACTGGTGTTAGTGCATACAATTCCAACGGTATATTAAACATTTTTGCAGATTCTACTGCAACATCAGATGGTAGTACAGCAGATGGCGCTATTGCTATTAGCAATGGTTCAGGCACACCATTAACTGATTTAGGTATTACAGCAGGAACATACTTCAGACCAGCAGTTCAGCACAGTGCGCACACAAGTGTTCCAACTTGGAAGACTAATGATTCAGCACCGAGACCAACTGGTAGTGTATGGTTTAAGACAACTACTGCTAACGTTGGTGCTAACTTTGATGTTAGTTTATATTCTAGTACAACAGACGCATTTACAGCAGTAAGCGCACCTGTTTACGAAAATGATCAGTCAGCAAACAACAGTTTAGATGCAACTGGCGGCGGCAAGAACATTGGTTCTGGTAGCGTTTACGTACAGTACGATGTACTAGAAGACGACTCAGCAACATACAAATTATTCAAACGCCAAACAACTGGTAACACAACTGTTACTGGTAGTGTTGCTAACCCAACATTGATCTCTGGTAACACATTTACAATACAACAAAGTGTTCCAGGTAGCACTATACTAGATAATGCACAAACAGTTACACTAAGTGGCACTGATGCGGCATCTATGGTTAGTGATATTTTAGCATTAGGCTTATCACAAATCACTGCTAGTGTTAACAGTTCAGGTAAGATTGTTATTGAACACGAAGGCGGTGGTGTTATTATTCTTAAGAACACAAGTGGTACACCTTTAACAACTGCTGGTATTACTTCTGCACTTAGTAATGTACGAGCTGGTAATGACAGTGACTTAATTGCAAGTAACTGGATCCCATTAACATACACAGCAAGTACAAGTCAGCCAAGTGCTGATCCAGCAACTGGTACACTTTGGTACTACAATGCTGTAGATGATGTTGACGTTATGATGCACGATGGCAACGGCTGGAAAGGTTACCAAACACTAGCCGCTGATGCTAGAGGTTATGACTTAACAGCAACAGACCCAGAAGGTGTCTTAGTTAGTGCAAGTGAGCCAATTGAGCAATCGGATGGTACAGCACTTGTAAGTGGTGATCTTTGGATTGACACTAGCGATTTAGAGAACTATCCAGCACTTTACAGATATGATGCTACTGATGCAGATTGGACACTAATTGATAACAGTGATCAAACATCAGAGAACGGTATTGTGTTTGCAGATGCACGTTGGGACACAGACGGTACAACAAATCCAATTACTGGTGACTTGCCAGCAATTACAGATTTGTTAACATCTAACTACACAGATTTAGATGCACCTGATGAGAACTTGTATCCACGTGGAACAATTTTGTTCAACACACGTAGAAGTGGTTACAACGTTAAAGAGTTCAAGAACGATTACTTTAACGCAGACGACTTCTCAGGTAGTTTACCAACAATTAAAGATGCTTGGGTAACAAAGGCAGGTAACAAATCTGACGGTTCACCTTACATGGGTAGAAAGGCAGTTAGACAAACAGTTGTTGCCGCTATGAAGTCAGCATTGGATAGCAATACAGAGATTAGAGAAGAGCAACAGGTATACAACATTATTGCCGCTCCAGGCTACGAAGAGCTTACAGCAAACATGGTAAGTCTAAACAACGATAGACGTAATACAGCGTTTATTGTTGCAGACACACCAGTTAGACTTGCTCCAAGTGCCACAGAGATCAGTAATTATAATAATAACACTGGTACATGGGCAGGCGAAGGTGCAACAGTTAATGATCCTTACGTTGGTGTTTACTATCCAGCGGCACAGAGTACAGACTTAACTGGTAGCACTATTGTTGTTCCACCAAGTCACATGGCATTACGTACAATGATTAGAAGTGACGATGTGAGCTTCCCATGGTTTGCGCCAGCAGGTACAAAGCGTGGCTTAGTTGACAACGCTACACAGTTAGGTTACGTTGATGCTTCAACTGGTGAATTTGTATTTGCAGGATTAACTGAAGGCGTAAGAGATAGTTTATACGAGAATAAGATTAATCCAATTACATTCTTACCAGGTGTTGGTTTATTGGTATACGGTCAGAAGACACGTGATCCAAATGCACCAAGTTCACTTGATAGAATTAATGTTGCAAGACTTGTTGTTTATATGAGAACTAACTTAAACACATTAGCAAAACCATTTGTGTTTGAACCAAATGACAAGTTGACTAGAGATGAAATCAAGCAATTAGTTGAGCAGTTATGTAACGACTTAGTTGCAAAGAGAGCTCTTAATGACTATGTTGTTGTATGTGATGAAACAAACAACACACCAGTTAGGATTGATAGAAACGAACTATATGTAGACGTTGCTATTGAACCAGTTAAGGCTGCTGAATTTATCTATGTTCCGATCAGATTGAAGAACACAGGTGAGATTTCAGGAACTAGTGTATAATAAAGTACGCATATTATGAGAGCCGTAAGGCTCTCATTTATGCACGTAGTATACTATAAATACTACTAACAAGGAGACAAACAAATGGCAGTAGCAAGTTTAAACAAATTTACAGTACCTTTAGCTAGTGACCAGTCAGCAAGTACACAAGGCTTGTTGATGCCAAAGTTAAAGTATCGCTTTAGAGTGAGCTTTGAAAACTTTGGTATTACAACTCCACGTAGTGAATTAACAAAACAGGTTGTAGATTTTATGCGTCCTACAGTTTCACAAGAACGTATGGAAATTCCAATTTACAACTCAAGAATTTACTTAGGTGGACGCCCTACATGGGAGACAACAACTGTTAACTTGCGTGATGATGCCCAAGGTAATGTTTCCAAACTAGTTGGCGAACAGATGCAAAAGCAATATGACTTTATGGAACAGTCTAGTGCGGCATCGGGTATCGACTACAAGTTTATTACAAGATGTGAAATATTAGATGGTGGTAATGGTGCATTTGCTCCAACTACATTAGAGACATGGGAACTATATGGTTGTTTCTTAACTAATGTAAGTTACGGTGACGTAGCGTATGGTAGCGATGAGCCAGTACAAATCGCAATGACAATCAGTTTTGATAATGCGGCACAAACACCGCTTGGAACTGGTATTGGTACTACAGTTGGTAGAACAATTGGACAAACAATTACAGGTTAATCGTAGTAACACAAGCAGTATAAATTAAGCAGGGTATAAAAACCCTGCTTTTTTTACGGATAAATAATAGTATGGCAAACTCTTTTCTTAAAGCATTAGGCAGTACTACAGCATCTGTTCTTAAAGCAGGAACAGGAATAGATGTTAACGAAAGTCTCGGCAAGCAATTTAGAAATTTAGCAAATGCCGCAAGTACACCTGACTATATTAAAGACTTTAAACATGCACAACGCATGTTTGGAGACAATAACTATGCACTAGCACCTAAACATGGTGCATTATTTCATGTAAACATAGAACTTAATCCTAACTTAAACTACCAGACCAACGAAGAAAAAATTGAACTTGGTATGCTGGCTAAAAATGTTTCGCTACCGGGGTTTAGTTATAGCACCGAACAGTTACATGCTTATAATAGAAAAGTAAACATACAAACAAGAGTTGGCTACAATCCTATCACCATAGAGTTTCATGACGATACTTCTAATATTGTAAAAAGATTTCACGAATTGTATATGCGACATTATTATAAAGATATGGAGCATAACAATCCAGACTATGATCCTACATACGCTGTTTATGGTAATAGAACTTCAGACCAATGGGGTTACACACAAAACAAAGAAGCAGAAGGCGAATTCATTAGACGTATCCATGTTTATAGTATGAGCCAAAAACAGTTTACCCATTATGTTATTGAAAATCCTATGATACAAAGTTTCAATCACGGTAAACATGATTACAGTGGAGAAAATTTCTTATCAAATTCAATGACAGTTATGCCTGAACAAATACGTTACATTGGAGAAGGTATAGTAACACAAGAGCAAGTTAGAGGATTTGGACAAATACACTACGACAGAACACCTAGCCCATTGCAATCATTGGGAGGTAGAGATACCATTATAGGCAAAGGTGGCTTGGTCCAGACAATAGGCGGCATCGGTGATCAACTACAGCAAGGTAATTTCCTTGGTGCGGCACTAAATGCCTTTAAAGCAAGAGAAACATTTAAAAACGCAGATTTAAAGAAAACAGCACTACGTGACATAACTGAACTAGCAACGGATGTTGTTAGAGGAAATAATACGCAAGGTAAGTTCTTCTTTCCAAGTGTTACAAATTTAGTTGATAAATTTGGAGATTCCGCAACAAAAGATGTTTCTAGTGCATCTCCAAATAGTGAGATTGTAACTAATCCTAACGCCTCGAGTAATGTAGGAACACAAAACTTTACACAACGTCAAGATCAAAATCGTACATCACAGATTCAACAACAGTTAGGTGAAAACCCTAATACGTTAGGAACATAACACATGGCTATATCAAGTAATTTACCAAACCCTAATATTGAAAGTACTCCTAACTACTTTAAAAACTATTTTGTTAAGCAAGGAATAGTAAGCGATAACCAATACGAAGCATTAATTGGTCTTTTGATGAAGAGAAATGGTAACCGAGCGGCAGCAGAAAATTTAGCGTCTGCGGCTATACAAGGTGCGGCACAACAAAATATGACAATGACTGATATGATAGAATATATCAGAAGAACTAATGACGTAGAACTCGATGCATTCCTAGCATTTTTCTTAAACAACACTAGAGTAGGTACAAGTTACTTAGGAATCAGTAATACACAAAATCAAAATCCATTTGTAATTCGAACAATTCTTGTATGAGCAAATATGCACAAGGCAAATTTAAACCCACTAATCCAGACAAATACTTAGGCAGACAACTACCAACATACCGTAGTAGTTGGGAACAACGTTTTATGATGTTCTGTGACACTAATCCTAGTGTATTAAGTTGGGCTAGTGAACCTGTAAAGATCCCTTACTTCAATCCAGTTAAAAATAAGCAAACAATATACGTACCTGACTTCTTAATAGAGTATGTAGACAAAAATAGACGTAATCACAAAGAGCTAATAGAAATAAAACCCCGCAATCAAACACTACTAGAAAAAACACGCAGTCAGCGCAACAAAGTTGCTTGGGTAATTAATCAAGCGAAATGGCAAGCCGCTGAAACTTGGTGTAAACAGTATGGAATAGCATTTCGTATACTAGGCGAAAACGAATTATTCCATAATCCTAGCAATAAATAGGTGTTATATGTTTCTAAGTAAAAATGATATATTCTTAGTAGAAGAGAACAGCTACAATGCATGGCGTGGGGATGCATGGCCGTCCTTTCAAGATGTTCTACTTGGAGTAGAAGTTCCTGACGAAATATACAATGAAATAACACAAACAATTAAAGATCACGAATGGCAAATACCAACTAAGGTTATATCAAACCTTGAAATGATGGTTACGTATGGATGTACTTTAAAATGTGCATCCTGTACTAATTTTTCAGACTATCAAAATCACTCTAGGGGAAATGTACGTTGGAAAGATACAAGACTACATTTAAAAAGATTACTAGAACACAAAGTTAAAGTTGAAAAATTGTTATTGATGGGTGGCGAACCTTTTTTAAATAAAGACTTCCCAAATTGGATAGACGGATTAAGAACCGAATTTCCAGACATAAAACTTATGATATTAACTAACGGTCATTTGGTCATGCGAAACAAATGGATAATTGACTCCATGAGAAAGTATGGGAACATTTGGTTAAAGTTTTCTAATCATATGCCAGGGGCTGAGTGGTTTGAAGATAGCGTTGAACTTATCAAAAATAACTTTGATTGGGAAGTAGATCCTAAACCTTTCGATGATGATTATCTACAGTTTCAAGATGAACTTATAGTCTATAAAGACAACAACGGTAACAAGTTTGAAATAGCAAACTACGACACATACCAGCTAATGGTAAAAGGCACTTTTGGTAGTTTAAAGCCTTGGAAAAACGAGCCTGCCAAGGCTTTTGCTAGATGTATGCAACCTAAACAAGTAGCGTTCAACGATGGAATTTTATTTAAGTGTACAATGAACTGGAATCTGCAACATGCTCTAGCTAATCATAATCAAGCTGATGACAAAGACTGGGACGGCTATATATTCAACGGAGTGGATGTTCACGACTGTACTGCTGATCAGTTAAATAATTTTGTACAGAACATAGGAAAACCTAATAAGATTTGTGCTATGTGCCCAAGCGATGATCAGTCGGATAGTGAGACTTATATAGATCACTATGCAACTACAACAAGTAAAATAAAGTTTTTAAAATATGACAAAGAAACTGGAAGAAATTTTTAACATAGAAAATGAAGAACCTCAAACAGAAGATGAGGCTAAACA